CAGGGATAATGCCTTTGATATCATTGAGATAAACCGAGTTGTTTCCATATCCCGTCCATCCGATAATTCCTTTTTGCCCGTCCTTTTTTTCTGTTCCATCCCAATCGAGGGAATCAGGTATCACGATTGCTTCTTTTTCAGTTATCAGTTTCTTTTTGGCTTCAGTGTCAACTGTTAAAACATCGCATTCCTTAATCATTTGGAGATAATCTTGCCAATTATCATAAACGTGGTTTTCTTTCCAATAACAGTCATCAATGTCATAAATGACTTTCGCTCCTTGCGACTTGGCTTTTCTTAGTTCGTTAATATCAGGAACTTTTTGAATGATGAGCGTATCGCCTTTTCGGTATTCATTGGCAATCGCCACGACTGAATCTTCGATATGGGGCTGGATATTCCAAACTCGGAGTCTTGAACTAGCAGTATCTCTATTCCCAATCGGTCTAAAAAATATTGTAGGGTTTATTTCTCTTTCCATTTGTGATTTTTATATTCTAAATACGGATGATTAGTTATTTGTCCTTGAATTATGTTTACTTTGTTTTTAGGGAAAACCATTGGGAAGCTCATCTGGTCTCGGCACGAGTAGCGGCAATAATCCGCCCACCACTTTTCATTGAGCTTCTCTATCGCTGGTGTGTGTCTTCGGATAATTACCCCGCATTCCACTAAAAATGGTTTTCTTTTTTCTTTGATGTTTCTTTTGGCGTAAGCACTGATTTGTTCCCCCAACGCCTCTTGGGTTTCTTTTTTCCAGTGGAGTATCGCGTCAGCTTCTTCGTAAATATTGTTTCTTCCGGGATGTTTGAAAACCGCGATGTCTTTATTCTTTAAAAATTCATCTATTAAAACTTGTGGCTCGACTAATAGTTTAATATTGGCGTCCAGGTAAATTGAATATTCCGTGTCGATGAATAAATGAGGCATAATCTTCTGAATCCTTGAATTTCTTTGGTCGTCTTTGAATTTGTCGTAAGGCTTTCTGACTTCCCATTCTTTGCTTTCCCTATCCGTAAAAGCAACAAAATTAGCATCTCCTTCGGGAGAGTTTAATTCGTCATATCCTCCGACTAGCGAGGTATAAACCGTAATGTTCTTAGGCATAAGTTTTTTAAACAGTTTTTCGTATTTAGGGAGTTGTTTTTCGATTAGCCAGTCTTTCATCACAGCTTGATAGGCGTTTTCTCCGATTTCTTTTCTCTTTTCTGGGCTTTCTATAAGCCAACTAAGGTATTTTACCCATTGATTAGTTCCACTCGCGAGATATCCGGTCTTGTAGTTATCAACTGATTCCTTGTAAGGGCTTACATCGCTTAAAACCATTGGAGTTTTGAGCATTGAATGTTCCAGCCACTTGATATTTGACTTAGCTCGGTTGAATTGACTGTCAATGAGAGGTGCAATAGCTATATCTAAGCTCATATCAGCCACGAATTGAGGATATTCTTCGTATCCTTTGGTCGGTGGGTAGTGGAATCTTCTGCCTTCGACCACTTTGGTATCAGCAAAACCTACTAAATGAAACTCAACATTGTCATATTTCTTTTCTAGTTCTTCAATCACCGGAAGAATGAGGTGCATATCCGCTAAGTGAGAACTAGAACCAAACCAACCTATCCTTATTTTTCCGTCTGTTCGCTTTTTTCCTTTAACTTTCCATATTTCAGGGTCAATCGCATTTGGAATAACGGTTATTCTGTCGTTTAAAGGCTCAATCACGTCTTTTATCGCATTGGTTGAACAAATTATGTGGTCAGCTCCTTTAATAAACGCTTCATACAGTGGTCTACGAGACACAAAGGCTTCATAAGCCGGATGGTCTGGGTTGAGATTGAACGGATCGTCATCGAAGTCCAAAACTAACTTGGCGCCGGTGAACTCTTTATCCACTATCATCGTGTTAATCAAATCCATTGAATCAATGTGTTTAGTGACCCAAATATCCCCTCGTTTCTTCATATCCAACGCTGATTGAGCGCCATTGATAGCAAACTTCCCTCTCTGAACATCAGCCCCTATCTTTTCTAACGGGTTGATGAGGCGATACCAGCCAACTCCTCCGTATTTTCCGTCGCAGTTAGGTCGACCCCAATCCGTATTTAATCCAAACACTCTGTATTTATTCATCATAAGCTTCTTTTAAATAAGGCGTTCTTTTGATTAACAGATTCCAATTCTTGAGTTCGTGTTCCAACCTAAAGTAATCAGGATGAGGTTTATTCCAACCTATCGGGCAGTAATTCATCTTAATGAATCCATACATCTTCTTGGGGATAGTCATTATGTGATGATTGCGGTATTGGACTGATAAGATGTCGTTCCGATTGGGACACTTTCTGATTCTAAATCCATACTTGGTAGCTAATTGTTCAAATCTTTTATTGGCAATCATAGTTTTCCGTATACGTCCTCCGAATCCACAATTAAAACCATTTTCTTTTTGGTCTTTAAACTGTTAACGCTTACTGCTCCGAATTGATTAAAAAACACTGTGTCTCCTTTTTTAATGTCATCAATTCCAGAATCCAAAACCTTAGCTTCTTGGGAAATTACTTCGTTTCCGTCTTTGTCGAGCGAGATGTCTACATTTAAAACGACTCTTGCTCCGATTGGTTTAATCATTTGTTTTATTCTCTTTTCAAAAAACTATGTAGAGTTCTTTGAAGTAGAGTTTAATTATTATCTTATATCTCTTGACCCTAGGGCGCGGTTTCAAGATACGCCCTAAGATATAAGCTATTCAGTTTTACGGTCTGCAAACGATTTCAATGAGCCATTCGCTGTTAAGCACTTTGGCGACATATCCATCGACTTTCCATCCGATTGTTCCAAACATTTGGAGAGGGTTAGCTACTCCACCTGAAGTCACATCGTTGAAAATAATTCTCGGTTTCACGTCTCCGGCGATATCAACTTCTCCAACCGCACCTTTACCGGCTACAAAAGAAATGTATCCTGTATCGGTTGAGGAAGCTCCAAGAGTCGCTAGAGCGTATGCGCGATTTGATTCTACGCAATCACATCCAGCCAGTCTCTTGATTTCCTGGTCTTTGATTTGGTTAACGCCTTCTGGGGAAGCATATTGGTTAATGCTTGTGAAGTTCTGTTGTGAACTATCACCCATCAGGTTATACCAGTCGTAAGTATTGATAACAGCTCGGTATGCTCCGCCAGTTACTTTTCCTGCCGGCGCTCCAAATTTAGGAGCATTAGCCAGTTTCAAAGTTTTAACGGCTTTTCGAAGTTCGGCGACTGTCATAACATCGGTTGCACCGACACCTGTAAGTCCTCCTGCTCCGGCATATTGTCTCGTTCCATTACCCACCATTGAATACATCAGGGTCATATCCATTTCATCTCCTGCATACTGTCCCATCGTTTCAGCCTTTTCCTTGAGACCAGTATCAATGGTCGTCAATTTGAAGAGAGATGAGAAAGGAGAGTAATTTCCGTGTTCAACCACTGTGGCTGAAATCGTAGTAGAGGTGAAAGGAGTTCCGGTTGGGTTTGTTCCTTCTGTTAATCCACCAGTTGAAGGGGTATAAGCGGTCTGTCTGGTGAAAGCTACTGACTTACCACCATTTTTAGGGATGGAAGTTCGTGAACCTTCAGTCAAAAAGCTGTATACCTGCTCCGCCTGCGCTCGTTCTAGGAATTTTGATTCGTAGTAAAGCTGCATTTCCGGGGTTAAAGTAGTGGTCAAATCCAACGCTGCTGTTGCTGCTGCCATTTATTTTTCAAGTCTAGCTTCCATAGATTATTTCCATCGCCTTGATTCTTTCGGAATTAGGCATAGCACGCAAATCATCTAATGAGATGCTTTTTTGAGGAGCGGTCTTTGTTCCGCTAGACTGTGTCATTTGTTTCGTGTCAATCTTTTTGTAAGCACTTTGTTGTCCATTCGCTATGGCTTTACCGAAGTATTCAGTAGCAAGCTCGTCTATCGGCACTTCTTCGCCAGTATCGGAGTTGAATCCGATTCCGGGAGTAAGTGCTAATTTCAAAATTTGTTCCTTATGTGCTTCGTAGACAGGGTTGTTCTTCAGGTAATCATTAAGTTCAGCCTTCACCCCATTAAGAGCTTCTTGCTGTTCTTTTACTAAAAGTTTTTGTTCCAGAGCAGACACTTTGTCCAATACTGGCGCTAACGGATTGTTAGCGTAGCGTTGCTGTTGCTCTTGGCGTTCCCGTTGTATAAGAGCGTCCTTGATTTGCTGAGGAGACATACCAGTCTGCTTTTCCAAAATGTTGGCGAGTTCAGCTTTTTGACCTTGTTCGCCTAGCTTATGTTCCAGTTCTTGATGTGCCTTGATCAGTTCTTCTTGGGTCTTATATTTACCTGCGAGGAGAGGTGCTTCTACCACTTCCGCTTCATTACCGTCGCTAACGGAATCCGAAGATTCAGTGGGCTGGGTATCAACACTAGAAGTATCTGGAGAGGACGTAGCGCCGTCGCTCCCTACAGGTTCTATTTCGTCAATAGTATCCATAATTATTGATTGATTTTTAATGTGCTATTGTCTGATTATCCTTCCAATAGGAGCCTTCTCGACCTTTATTTGAAAACTCACCTTGTCAGAGTTTTTCGCTTGGTGAATCTTCTAATTATTTCCTTTCGATATATTTTCATCTGCCCATAATGGCTGTAAGTTAGTGTAATTGCAGGCTTTAGATATTTGAACACTGTCGCTTAAATCAAATTTCGTTAGTGGTATTATATGGTCTATATTCCAAACCTTTCCATTTCCTATTTTTCCGTGGTTATCCCAATTCATTCCATCAACAAACTTTTTTTCTAAGTATTCTTTTAATTCTTTTATGGAGCAACCTAAATTTTTTATTGCCAAACCTGATTTCCAATTATTATTAATCGCACATCTCAATCTTGCTCTTAAGAGTTGCCTTAATTTGAAAATTGCGTCATTGTCATATCTGAATTTTCTTTGAAATTTTATTTTCTCTCTGACTCTATCTTTATATTTTGATGATAATAAGTATTTTTTATGATATTCCTTGTGATACTTTTTGTATTTTTCAGACTTTGCTTGGTATTCTTTCTGATAATCTTTACAACATTTTTTACAAGATGGTTGCAATCCATCTTTAGTATTTTTGTGGTTATAAAACTCTGACTCCTCTTTTTCGCATTTGCATTTTTTACACTTTTTCATACTTTCGACCTTATTAAGAAATCAGATAGATAGAGTTTACTTTTCTTCTGATTGCTCAATATCAAACTTCTCGTTTTTAATCTTAAGTTCTATTCCTTTTAACAGTTTTATCAAAAACATCAGTCCTTGTTTCTTTCCTTTAACTATTGCCAGTTCTCTTAGTGATTCGCAGTCATAAGCGTTCTTCTGTTTGTCCAGCTCTTCGAATATAGGTTTCATAATAAACTTCTGAAATTCATCTGATTCCACAAAGTTCTTGAGGCTATAGAGTTCGTCTAAGAGTTCTTTTGACATTAGCTATAATTAAATAATTCTGGTGGCATTCCTGTTTGTGCTGTTCCTTGAGGCATTTGTTGAATAGGCTGTCCTGTCATTGGGTCTACTCCAGGATTTTGCGTCATATCAGGGATTAATTTATCTACTTCTCCAATTCCTGCCATCTCCAGCCATTTCTTTCCGCATTCCATTTGATTCTGAGGAGGAAGCAAAGGCAAAAATCTATCCAACCATTCATTGAATTCTTTTAAGGTGTATTGTTTGTTCTTGGCAATGTTGGTTTCTCCTTTAACCTTAATGTTGAATTTAAGGTCTTTGTTTTGCCTGGCGGCAATTAACATCTGATAGACAGTTTCTCTTGAATACTTAATCTGTCCTGCATCAGTTATTTCGGCTTCTAAAGGAAATATTTTAAGTATCGGGTCGTCTATGCTCTGTATATTCTGAATACGCATCATCAAGATAATCCTTCCTACATCTGCCAAAGCTTCTTTGAATCTTCGGTTTACCAGTTCAAAACGATTGCTTGAATAAGTGGAAGCAATTTGGTCTTGTCCTAAGGTCTTGTTGCTGGCACTGCCTTGAATTAAGTCATTAGCTCCACTAGCGCGCTTGTGTTCATCATCAAATCTATTTAAAAGCTCTAAAGCTCCGTTCTTAATATCTGGCACTTGTAAGGGTTGAATCTGGTCTTGCAAAGCTCCTTCTCCGTCTACTTCGGTCAATCCTCCGGCTGTAATTACCAACTGCTTCTTATCTATTCCAGCTCCTTTTCTTCCTAGGAAATGAGGGTTGTTCCCCATATTCACTGTGTCTTGAAGCTTATTGGAAAGCTTCTGAATCATCCTAGAAAGTCCCAGAGTGTTGTGTCCCACTCCCAATCCATCAAACCTATTAGGAATGTCTGCTGGCTCGTGTATAAGTTTAACAGAGCATTTGGAATCGTATTCCCATTTGGCATCTCGAAGTAATAGTCTTTCCTTACCATCGCAAACTGTCTGGATTCCTTCATCAGTTACCCTGTCATAAATCTCAATCGTTCCAATGCTGGCTTTCTGCTCGTTGATTTTATCTGAGCTTACTTGCCGACTTGAATCATATTGGTTAGCGCCTGGAGTTCCTTTCTCGGCTATCTTCTCTCGGATAAGTGTTCCGTCTTCATTCACAATGTCATACATCGGATTGTCTTTGACTTCTGATATAGGAAGAACGGTGCGAAAGATTAAGGACGCTTGCGATTCAACATCGGAAATTATCGGGTTATAGAAACAATCAACTATGTTAGGAAGCTCTAAAGCAGGTTCATCTGATACAGGTGTTTTAGTTCCGTCTCCATTGTCCTCTAGTATCATCTTCCAAACTACTTTTAGAATTGAAGTTCCAAAGACGACTGATTGTTTCACCCAAGCTTCGATAATCTCATAAGCCTGTGGGATATTGTTTAGGTCGTGGTTGATTATCTTTTCTCCCACATAGGCTAGGTCTTTGTCTTCTTCTCCGATAGGAGTGCATTCCAATTCAGGAGAACCGCTAAAAATAGACGGCACAATATAATTGACTTCCGTCCTTAGTTTCATTATTTTCTCTTGGCTTTTGCTCTTATCCTTAACGTCATCTATCTGTCCCATAAAAGCCGAATGAATCTCATTTAATTCAGTCCGGTTGTTAGCGGTAGCTTGTTGATAGTTGTCCCTTTCAAGAAAGAGGGCATCAACTATTTCTTTTTGAGTTTTTGTTTCTTCGTTCCCAATATTCTCTGAGATGTTTTGCTGGTTCGTATCCATTATTTTTTATGTCATATTGAGAATGGCACTTCTTACAAACATATTGCCAATCCTCTCTATTCCTAGTATATTTATGGTCTTTATTCGACCAATTAAATGTTTTATCTCTGTCTTTACCGCATATTTCGCACCTCTCTGGTCTTTCCCATTCTCTTGATATTTTTGAATGTAGCGAATCTACCTGTATTTCATCTCCTACCCACCTTCCATTTCCTTCACCTTTTTGCGCTTCCCATCTACATTTGACACTACAGTATTTTCTTGTTTCCCATTCAGGTTTTCC